GAGCCGTTTCAGTGCTTCAGCCTGTGTTGCGTGTTCGGGTGGAAACGCAAGGTGGACGGACTGCGCCGCTTTCGCTCGGTATACGAGGAACTGGCGCGCAAGAACGCCAAGAGCACGAAGATCGCCGGCGTCGGCCTGTACATGCTGACCGCCGACGGGGAATTCGGCGCCGAGGTTTACGGCGTCGCCACCACGCGCGAGCAGGCGCGCGTGGTGTTCGAAATCGCGCAGGCAATGGGGCGCATGGACGGGGAATACCGCGCGCGCTTCGGCGTCGAGGTGCTGACACATTCGCTGATCGTGCGCGAAACCTCGTCGAAGATGATCCCGCTGGCCGCGGAGGGATCGACGCTGGACGGCTTGAACGCGAGCTGCGTGCTGGACGATGAACTGCACGCGCACAAGACGCGCCACGTGCACGACGTCATGGACTCGTCCATGGGCTCGCGCTCGCAACCGTTGCACTGGAAGATCACCACCGCCGGTTTCAACCGCGCCGGCATTTGCTACGACCAGCGCATTTACCTGACGAAGATTCTCAACGCCGTGCTCAAGCGGCACGACGGCCTGGGCTATAAAGTCGATGGCGAGGCCACCGACGACGAGACGTTCTGGGGGATCATCTACACGATCGATGAGGGCGACGATCCCCTCGACGAGGCGATCTGGATCAAGGCCAATCCGAATTACGGGATTTCCGTGGACCCTGAGGACATGCGGCGCGCGGCGGCGATGGCCAAGGTGCAATCGGCGGCGCTGAACGAGTTCCTGACCAAGCGCCTAAACGTCTGGGTCAACGCCGACAGCGCGTGGATGAACATGCTGCAGTGGGACGCGTGCGCGGACCGGTCGTTGAAGGAAGAAGATTTCCTGGGCGAGCCGTGCATCATCGGACTTGACGCGGCGTTCAAGAAGGATTTGTTCGCGAAGGTGAAATTGTTCCGCCGCGGCGACGACGTCTATGCCTTCGGGCGCTACTACATGCCGCAGGCGTTGCTCGACCGACGCGGTTGGGAACAGATCGCCGGCTGGGCGCGCGAGGGCTACATCCGCACGACCGATGGCGAGGTGCTCGATATCGAGGCGGTGCGCGAGGAACTGATCGGCAGCGACGGTTGCCGCCGGCGCAACGTGGAAGACAAGCGCCTGCTGAGTAACGTCGCCGGCGACACGGCGCGGTTCGAGGTAAAGGAGATCGCCTTCGACCCGTTCCAGCTGACGCAGTTCGTGGGCGAGATGATCGAGGACGGCGCGCCCATGGTCGAGATGCGCGCCACCGCCAAGAATTTCTCGCCGGCGATGAAGGAGCTCGACGAGCTCGTGGTCGGCAAGCGGTTCCACCACAACGGCGATCCGGTCCTGGCCTGGGCCATCAGCAACATCGTCTGCCACTGGGACCACAAGGACAATATCTATCCGAACAAGGAAAGCGTGGATCAGAAGATCGATCCGGCGATCTCGCTGATCATGGCGCTGGCGCGAATGATGGCGACCGTCAACGTGAACAGTGTTTACGAAAAAAGGGGAATCCTGACGCTATGAATCGCTGGCTTGGGAATCTCAAGGACGGTCTCAAACGCCTGTATCCCGACCGGCACGATGTGTTCGTATTCGGCGGCACCGGATTGATCGCGCTGGGCGCCTGGAAAATCTACGAGCCGGCGGCCTACGTCGTCGCCGGCGTCATTTGCCTGTGGCTCGGCCTGCGCGGACTGATGAAGTAATGAGCCTGATCCGTTCGCTGCTCAACGCGACCAAGATCGCGCCGGCACATCCGCGCGACCCGGTGATCGCGTCGTGGTTCGATTACGTCAACGTGCATTCCGGCGTCAGCGTCACGGCGGAGTCGGCGATGCGGGTGATGGCGGTGTACCGGTGCGTGCGGCTGATCGCGCAGGCGATCGCGTCGTTGCCGCTGATCGTCTACCGCACCCTGGACGTCGGCAAGGAACCGGCGCCGAAGCATCCGTTGTACGCGCTGCTGCACGACCGCCCGAACGACTGGCAGACGGCGTACGAGTTCCGCGAAATGATGCAGGCGTTCGTGGAGCTGCGCGGCAATGCCTACGCCGAGATCATTCCGACCGGCACCAACCCGGTCGGCATGCTGATGCCGTTGCATCCGGACCGGATTACGCCGTTCCGGGCCCCGGATCGTTCGATCGCGTACCGGTATGCGCCGGAATCCGGCGAAACCCGGACCATTTTGCAGGATGAGATGTTCCATTTGCGCGGTTTGTCGTGGGACGGAATGACCGGTCTCGATCCGATCACGCTGGCGGCCGAGGCCATCGGCGTGGCGATCGCGGCCGAGCGCTTCGGCGGCGCGTTCTTCGGCAACAATACCGTGATCGGCGGGGTGCTGGAACACCCCGGCAGCCTGAGCGACAAGGCGTACGGGCGCGTGAAATCGTCCTGGGCCGAGCGGCACCAGGGCCCGGCCAAGGCGCACAAGCCGCAGATCCTCGAAGAAGGCATGAAGTGGCACACCGTCGGACTCGAACCCGAGAAGGCGCAGTTCCTCGAGACGCGAAAATTCCAGGTGACCGAAATCGCGCGCATGTTCGACGTGCCGCCGCACAAGGTCATGGATCTCGACAAGGCGACGTTCAGCAACATCGAGCACCTGGGCATCGAGTTCGTGGTGGACTGCCTGCGCCCGCGGCTGGTGCGCTGGGAACAGGCGATCAAGCGCGACCTGTTGACGGAATCCGGGCGGCGCGGATTTTTCGCCGAGCACAAGGTTGACGGCCTGCTGCGCGGGGACATCCGGAGCCGGTTCGAGGCCTACCAGATCGCCGCCGGCGGGAACGCGCCGTGGTTCACGCGCAACGAGGTGCGCGGGCTGGAGAACCTGAACCCGCTGCCCGGGCTCGACCAGCCGCTGATGCCGCTGAACATGACCGGCGGATCGAAACCGGCCGGCGCTTCGCCGCCCGACCCCGATAAAAACGGCGACGCCGCGCGCACCCGAGCGCTGGCCCAACTGGCCGCCGGGCGCGTGGCGCGCAAGGAAGCGGTGGCGTTGCGCAAGGCGGTGAAAAAATATGCCGAAGACTCAGAGGCTTTCAATGCCTGGTTCGATGATTTCTTTTCCGATCACGCCGAGCACGTGGCGGAATCTTTGCAGATCGATATTGCGGCGGCGCGGGATTTTGTCGCGCGCGGACGCGAGCGCATCCTCGGATACGCCGATGGATCCGCCGAGCGTGAAACCGAATTGCGCAACTGGGAAGATCACCGGGCGGTCGAACTGATCGCCCTCATGGAGGCACGATGAAACCACGCGAATGGTACGCGCTGCAGCGGGAGGCCGACACCGTCGAGCTGCTGATCTACGGTGTCATCGGCAAGGATTTCGACGGCAGCGGCGTGAGCGCTCAGGAACTGGTGCAGGAGTTGACCGCGTTGAAGGACATCAAGACCATCAACGCGCACATCAGCAGCAACGGCGGCAACGTGTTCGAGGGCATCGCGATCTACAACACGCTGGCCAACCACGCGGCGGCGCTGAACGTGTTCATCGACAGCATGGCGGCCTCGATCGCGAGCCTGGTGGCCATGGCCGGCGGCAAGCCGAACGGCCGGATCAGCATTTCGGAAAATGGCATGCTCATGATCCACGAGGTCGAGGGCATCGGCCTCGGCCGCGCCGCGGACCTGCGCAAGCTGGCCGAGGCCATGGACAAGGCCAACGGGCAACTGGCGCTGACCTACGCGAACAAAACCAGGAAAACCATCGCGGAGCTGCTCGACTGGATGGCGGCGGAAACCTGGTTCACCGCCGCCGAGGCGCTGACCGCCGGATTCGTCGACGAGGTCACCGCGCCGATGCGGATGGCGGCGGCGTTCGATCTGTCGCGCTTCCACAACGTGCCGGCGAGCCTGAAAAACCACAGCGTTGCCGATCCGGCGCCGCTGGATGCCGAGCAGGTGCTGCGCGAATTCTCCGCCGCGCCGCTGACGCCGCGCGGGCGCTCCGTGGCCCACGTCAGAACGGAAATCGAAATACTGGCATTGCAATGAATCCCGCATCCCGGCGCCGAAGCGACCGGACCGTGCGCCAACCACCCGCTTCGGCGGGTTTTTTGTCAACCCCTACGACGAGGAAATCATCATGTCGAACCGTTTGAAGGAGCTGCGCGAAAAGCGCGGCAAAGCGATCGAGGATATGCGCGCCGTGGTCACCGCGGCCGAAACCGCCGGACGCGCGACCATGAATGCCGAAGACCAAGCGCTGTACGACAAGCATTTCAAGGCCCAGGCCGAGTTGTCGGACGAGATCAAGCGCGAGGAGCAGCTGGTGAACCTGGAACGCGAGGCTGCGGCCCGCGTGATGCCGCAACCAGGTCCCGGGCCCGCCGGCGCGCCGGCGGCAACCGATCCGGAAATCAAGGCCAAGGCCGAGCGCGAGATGAAGGCGTTCAACCTGGCGCTGATCCGCGGACTGGGCGGTGTTCCAGCCGAATTGCGCAACGATTTGCGCGTGGGCGAGGACACCGAGGGCGGCTATTTGGTGCCGCCGGTCCAGTTCGTGCGCGAACTGATCAAGAACGTGGACGACCTGGTGTTCGTCCGCCGCCTGGCCACGGTGATCCCGGTCACCGAGGCGCAAAGCCTCGGTGTGCCGTCGCTCGACACCGACCCGGCGGACGCCGACTGGACCACGGAACTCGCCACCGGCAACGAGGACGATGACATGGCGTTCGGGCGCCGCGAGTTGCACCCGCATCCCGTGGCCAAGCGCATCAAGGTGTCGAACAAGCTGCTGCGCCTGTCGCCCGGCTCGGAGGCGCTGGTGCGCGCGCGCCTGGCGTACAAGTTCGGCATCACCCAGGAAAAGGCGTTTCTTACCGGCACCGGCGCCGGGCAGCCGCTCGGATTGTTCACCGCCAACGCCGACGGCATCCCGACCAGCCGCGATGTCAGCACCGGCAACACCACGAGCTCGATCACGTTCGACGGGCTGACCGAGGCGAAATACACGCTGAAGGGCCAGTATCGCGCGAAACCCAGCACCGCCTTTATGTTCCACCGCGACGCCATGAAGCAGATCGCCAAGCTCAAGGACGGCGACGGGCAGTACATCTGGCGCGTCAGCGTGCGCGAGGGCGAGCCGGACCGGCTGCTGGGCATCCCGTATTACGAGAGCGAGTACGTGCCCAACACGTTCACCACCGGCCTGTACGTCGGCATGCTGGCCGATTACTCGAACTACTGGATCGCCGACAGCCTGGCCATGCAGTTGCAGCGCCTGGTCGAGCTGTATGCCGAAACCAACCAGGTCGGATTCATCGGCCGCATGGAATCGGACGGCATGCCGGTGCTGGCGGAGGCGTTCGTCCGCGTCAAGCTGGTGTAATCCCGCGCTATCGCAAACCCAAGCGGGGCCGCTTCGGCCCCGTGAACTTTTCGGAGGTAATCAACTGTGGATCTCGCAAACAACATCAAGGTCCTGAACGCCGTGTCGCCGTACGATCCGTCGGCGACCGGCGCCAAGGCCGGCATCGTCATCGACCGCGCCGGTTTCAACGGCGTGACGTTTCTCGTCTCGGCCGGCGCGCAAACCACGACCAGCATCACCGTGACCCCGCTGGTCAAGGAAGGCGCCGCCACGGGTTCACTCGCGTCCGCCGCCGACGCCGACCTGATCGGCACCGAAGCGGCGGCGGCGGCGGTGCTGGCCGGCGCGGGCGGCGCCAACAAGACCGCCAAGATCGGCTACCTCGGCAACAAGCGCTACGTGTCCTGCGGTTTCACGCTGGCCGGAGCGGCCACCGGCTTTTATTCGGCGGTGGCGGTGCTGAGCGACCCGATCAAGGCGCCGCAGGCGTAATTTCGCAGTTCAACCGTTCCTTGAGTGGATAGGTGACGCCCGGGGCCGCCATGCCCCGGGCATTGCCGCAACCGACGGAGGTGTCCCATGGCCGATGCAACCTACAGTCCCAAAGTTTACCGCGCCAGCGGCGGCGACAGTTTGGTAGTCGCCAGCGGCGGCACTATCAAAGTCGAAACCGGCGGCAAGCTGGTGCCGAACAGCGGCACCCAGGCGGCGACGATCGCCGACGTGAGCACCGCGACCATCGCCTGGACGACCGCAGACAAAGCCAAGGTCAACAGTATCCTGTTGGCGCTGGAAGGCGTCGGCGTCCTGGCCGCGAGTTGATGTCATGTACATCGAAAAACACACGGTCACGGCGATCACGGCGACCGGCGGCGGCGCCACGGCGTTCACCCCGCCACTGGTCGGCCGCGTGCTCGGCATCAAGTACCTGAAGCACGCCACCGTCCCGTACGCCTCCACCGCCGATTTCACCATCACTTCGGAAGACACCGGCCAGGCCATCCTCAGCAAGAGCAACGTCAACGCCGATCTCATCGCTTACCCGACCAACAAGGCCACTACCGCCACCGGCGCGGCCTCGACGCTGACCGAACAGCCGGTGCCGCTGGCCAACGAGCGCGTCAAGATCGTGGTGGCCGAGGGCGGCAACACCAAGACCGGCACGTTCACGGTGATCGTCGGCTGAGTCCCACACGGAGCGATCCATGAAAGTCAAAATGCTGACTACCTACGCCGGCCCGCTGGGCACGTTCAACGCCGGCGCCACCCCGGACGTGACACCGGAGATGGCTAAAATATTATTAGACGCCGGCGCGATCGGGCCTCCGGCCATCCCCGGGCCGGTGGCAGTGGAATCGGCGGAAACGCAGGAACCGTTGTTGCCGATGGAGTCTGATGTTCCGATCCTGGTTGTGGAGGCGCCAGGCGAAGCCGCTGCGGCCGAACCGGCAGAGCGCAAACCGGCGCGCGCCCGCAAGGCCAAGACATGAACGCATTGACTTCGGCGACGCACAAACGCTGCGAGCTGCTGCGCGGCGGCCAGGCCCTGGCGCGGCTGATGGAGCTTGATGGCATCGCCATCGTGCTCGACATCGGCAGCGGCACCGGCGCGCACGCCGAGCTGTTGCGCGAGACCGGCCGGGACGTGACCACGATTTCGCTCGAGCCCGGCGCGGATTACGTCGGCGACTTCATGGATTGGCCGTCCGACCGCCGCGATTTCGACGCGGTCTGGGCGTGCCACGTCCTGGAACACCAAGCCAACCCTGGGGCGTTCCTGCGCGAGTGCCGCCGGCGGCTGCGCCCGGGCGGTTACCTGGCCGTCACCGTGCCGCCGCTGAAGCACGCCATCGTCGGCGGTCACGTCACGCTGTGGAACTCCGGCTTGCTGTTGTACCAGCTGGTCCTGGCCGGTTTCGACTGCCGCCACGCGCGGCTCGGGACCTACGGCTACAATATTTCGGTCATCGTGCCGAACGTCGCCGCCGAATTGCCGACGCTGGCGCATGATGCCGGCGATATCCAGCGGCTGGCGAATTTCTTCCCGGCGCCGGTGGCGGAAGGTTTCGACGGGCAGTTGGCCGACATCGCCTGGAATCCGCCCGGGGCGGAACGCGAACCGGTGCCGCCGGCGTCCGTGGCCATCGTTGCCATGGGGTCGAGCGCGCGCCAATATATCCTGTTGTGCAACCAGCTCGGCGACCGCCGGCGCGTGGCGGCCGAGACCTGGGCGATCAATTCCATGGGCGGCGTGATCCAGCACGACCTGCTGTTCCACATGGACGACTGCCGTGTCCAGGAAGCCCGTGCCGCGCGCGATCCCACCGGCAACATCGCCGGCATGCTGGGCTGGCTGCGCACTCACCCGCGCTTCATCACCTCCAAGGCCTATCCCGACGATTACCCGGGGGCGGTCGAGTTCCCGCTGCAGGACGTGATCCGCGGCACCGGCAACGCCTATTTCAACAACACCGTGGCGTACGCGGTGGCGTACGCGATCCACGTCGGCGTCAAGCGCATCGTGCTCTACGGCTGCGATTTCAGTTACCCCAGCCTGCACAAGGCCGAGTCCGGGCGGGCGTGCGTGGAATTCTGGATGGCGACCGCGGCGGCGCGCGGCATCGCGATCGAGGTCGCGGCCGAGTCTACGCTGTTCGACGCCAACGTGCCGGAGGACCAGCGGTTCTACGGCTATGACGCCGAGCACGTGCGCCTCGAGGCCGACGGCGAGACCGGCGTGAAGGTCACGCGCACGCCGCGCGACAAACTCCCGACGGCCGAGGAGATCGAGCAGCGCTACAACCACGTGCCGCGCGCGACCGTGGCATGAATCGCGGCGCCCTGGCGTTGACGCTATTCACGCCGCCGGATGACGAGCCGGTGTCGCTCGCGGAAGCCAAGCTGCACCTGCGCGAGACCGGAATCGATCAGGATGGCCGCATCGTCAGCTTGATCAAGGCGGCCCGGCAATACGTCGAAGTGTATTTGTGGCGGACATTGATCGAGACCGAATTCGACTGGTATCTGGATTGTTTTCCGGCGGAGTTTCTGGTGCCGCGCCCGCCGCTGATTTCGGTTACCAGCATCAAGTACGTGGATACCGCCGGCGTCGAGCAGACGTTGAGCGCCAGCCTGTATCGCGTTGATACGGCCTCCGAACCGGCGCGTATCGCCCCGGCTTATGGCGAGGTGTGGCCGAGTATTCGTGAGATCAACAACGCCGTGGTCGTCCGTTTCAAGGCCGGTTACGGGGACGGGCCAGGCGACGTGCCCGAGTCGATCCGTCAGGCGATGCTGCTGTTGATCGGCACCATGTACGAGCGGCGCGAGACCGACATCGTCGGCGCCGCCGCCACGGTCATCCCATTCGGCGCCGTGGCGCTGCTGGCGCCGTACCGCGCGATCGGTTTCTGATGCGCGCCGGGGAATTGGATCGGAAGATCCGCATCGAGAGGCGCGATGTCAGCCAGCAGGATTACGGCGAGGCGGTGCCGACGTACACGCTGCTGGCGGAGACCTGGGCCAGTGTGCGCCCGCTATCGGGGCGGGAATTTTTCGCCGGCGACCAGACGATCGCCGAGGATTTCACCGAGTTCCGCGTGCGCTGGCTCGACGGCGTGAACGCGCAGTGCCGGATCGTTTACAACGGCAACGAGTACAACGTGCGCGCGGTGCACGAGATCGGCCGGCGCATCGGCCTGCGCATCGTGACCACGGTGCAGAATCCATGAGCTACCGGCACATCGACGGCGTCGAAGGATTGCAGGCGCGGTTGCTGCAACTGCCGGCCAAGCTCGAGGCCCGGATTTTGCGCGGGGCGCTGCGGGCCGGCGCGGTGACGATTAAAAAAATCGTCGATCCGCAAATCCCGCGCCGCAGCGGCCGCCTGGCCCGGACTTCGCGCGTCAGCACCCGGGCGCGCCGCGGCCTGGTCACGGCCTCGGCCAAGGTCGGCGATAAGCACGCCTGGTACGGCCATATCTTGCAGCATGGCGCCGCGCCGCACGTCATCCGGGCGCGCCGTAAACCGTTCCTGCGCCTGCACGGCGGCGCGTTCGTGCGCCGGGTGAACCATCCCGGCACGAAAGCCAATCCGTTCATGAAGCGTGCGCTGGATCGCGGCGTGAACCCGGCGATCGCCGCGGTTGCGGCGTATATCCGCAAGCGGCTGGATCAAGCCGTCAAATGAAAGCCGAGGCGGTGATTTTCGACCGGCTGTCGACCTTCGCCGGCGTCACAGACCTGATCGGCACGAATCCGGCGCGGGTGTGGCCGGTGGCGCTGCCGCAGGACCCGGCGTACCCGTGCCTGTCGTACCGGCGCATCGAGTCGCGCCGGGTGCGGGGCGTGTACAGCGATCCGGGCTACGCCTATGCCACGGTGCAGGTCAACGGGTTCGCCAAAACTTTCGATGAATTGAAGGCGCTGATGGAACAGGTGCGCCTGGCGCTTGAGCGCTTCGGCAGCGCGCTGACCGGCACCACCATCGCCGGGGTGCTGGTGTACGACATCGTCATGGGCTCGGAGGCCGACAGCTACGAGCCGGCGCTGGACGTGTACGCCCATGCCGTGGATTTCGAAATATTGCACGCGGAATGAACCATGACCGAAACCGATGACATCCCCGACGAGCACGCCGGCTGCGGCGGCTCCTACACCGTCGATCCCCATACCGGCCGGCGTACGCTGATCGCGCGCACCGCGCCGCCCGCACCCGTTGACGCGCCCGCCGCCCCGGCGGCCGTCGTCCCGGCCCGCAAGCCGGCCAAGCCGGCGCAACCCAAGCAAGGAGAATAGGCCATGCTGTTTTTCCAGAAAAAGGCGATTCTCGCCAAGATCGAAACCACCTACGGCACCGATTCGGTGCCGACCGGCGCCGCCAACGCCATCCTGGCGCGTAACATGACGATCACCCCGCTGACCGCCGAGCTGCACAAGCGCGAAGTGGTGCTGCCGGTATTCGGCGATCTCGGCGCCATCCCCGCCGGCGCGCAGGTCGCCATCGAGTTCGAGTGCGAAATGGCCGGCAGCGGTACCGCTGGCACTGCGCCCGCCTGGGGGCCGCTGATGCGCGCCTGCGCCCGATCCGAAACGCTCACCGCCACCGTGGACGCGCTGTATGCGCCGGTGTCCGGAACTTTCGAAGCGGTATCGATCTACTTCCACCTCGACGGCCTGTTGCACCGGCTCACCGGCGTGCGTGGCAATGTGGCCCTGTCGCTCAATCACGATGCCATCCCGGTGTTCAAATTCGCCCTGATCGGAATCTACAACGCACCCACCGACACCGCGCTGCCGACGTTGACGCTGACCGCGTGGCAGAAACCGCTGCCGGTGAACAAGGTCAACACGCCGACGTTCACGCTGCACGGATTCGCGGCGGTGCTGTCGAGCCTGGAGATCGACGACGGCACCCTGGTTAATTTCAAGGATTACGTCAACACCGCCGAGCAGGTGCGGGTCGGCGGCCGTCCGGGCGTGAGCGGCACCGCCAAGGTCGAGGCTACCTTGCTGGCGACGAAAGACTGGTTCGCCCTGGCGCGGGCCGGCACCACCGGCGCGATGAACCTGATCCACGGCACCGCGGCCGGCAACAAGATCCAGCTCCAGGCCAACCAGGTGCAGATCGGCAATCCCACGTACGAGGACGCCGACGGCGTGGCGATGCTGAGCCTGCCGTTGATGTTCAACATCACCGCCGCGGGCAATAACGATCTGACCATCCGTGCATTGTAGTCGTGAATCGTGAGTCGTGACGGGAGGTAATACGTGTTCAAATTATCCGACAAAACCAGTTATACCTGGCCGGTGAAATACCGCGTCCCGGACGGCGGCAAATATGCCGACGTTGAATTCACCGCCGAGTTCAAGCGCCTGACGTCGTCGCGGCTCGAGCAGCTGGCGCGGGACGCGGGCGAGGGCAAGGTCAACGACGACACCTTCATCGCCGAGGTGCTGCTCGGCTGGAGCGGCATCAAGACAGCCGCGGGCGAGGAGTTCGAGTATTCGGCCGGAAACCGCGATCTGCTGCTCGATACGTTCCCCGGCCTGCGCTACGCGGTGGTGACCGCGTTCCAGGAATCGATCGCGGGGGCGGTAAGAAAAAACTGACCGACGCCGCCGCCCACTGGGTGCGCGGCGACATACCCGACCCCGATGCCGCGGCCGACCTCGAGGCCCTGGGCGCCGATCCCGCCGCCGCCGCGCGTTGGGCGATCGCCACCGATGCGCGTGACTTCGAGATATTCCCGGAGAACTGGGAGGCGCTGAAGATTTTTCTCGATTGCAGCACACAGTGGGTTTATGCCCCGCAGGGCCGGGTGATCGGTCTTAATTACCCGGCGGTGGAAAGCGTCATGCGCCTGCGGCGCGCGCGCGACCGTTCCGACACGCTCGACCGGCTGCGCGAGATGGAAGCCGCGGCCCTGAAACTCATTAACCGGAAACGCTAAGAAGGAATATTAGAATTATGTTCCAAGGCAATCAGGCCAGCGTCGATATATTTTTCAAGCTTGGAGACAATTTCATCGGCTCTTCCGGAAAGCTGCGCGATAGATGAAATAAGTCCGCCGAGTAGGAAGTCATTCTGTATAAAATCTGACACAGGCGCGCACCCGCGATTCGCGAGCATTGCCCGTGCTACATCCGCGCAGCGTCCGATAGCATGGTGTGTTTCCTCGATATCATTGATGATCATTTCGACGTGCGGTGATTCGATCGTAAATTTCATGGTCTGTGCTCCTATCTGTTCGTTCAAGTTCGCCCCTGTTCCGGGGGCAGCCGGGCACTTGAACACCGCAGATAGACGGCCTGCAACTTTTCCCCTTGCGGGGTCTTGTATCGTTGCCCGCTACCCGGCCATAGGTATGCTACGGACGCAAAAAAACCACGTCTGTCGGGCGCAGTAACTGCCGCTATCTGAGGCGTGTTCAGCACCTGAGCAACAGGATACGCGCGAATGAAGAGCGTTGTCAATAAACGAGCGTGTTTAATCTACGCTCTCTCCGATCCTCGCGATGTTGACATTGTGCGTTATGTCGGGAAAACGGTGCAAAAACCGGCGAAACGGTTAGCCAAGCACATCATGGACGCGTCATCATGCAAGCAGCCAAATCACCGCACCAATTGGATACGGTCATTGCTCGCGGTTGGAGTTTCTCCGGTGATGCGGATTCTTGAAGTTGTCGATCCGGTTGAGGAATTTACTGCCGAACGTAGATGGATCGCTTCGCTGAAAATTGAGCATCCCCTTGTTAACGGCACGGACGGGGGGCAAGGGCAGTCGGGGCGCGTGCTGTCAGATGCAACCAAACGCAAAATCGGTATAGCTAATAGCAATCGCGCGATATCGGTAGAACATCGGCAAAAAATTAGCAAATCTAATAAAGGCCGTCGTCATTCAGTTGAGGCGCGCAGAAAAATTAGCGAAGCTCTAAAAGGCCATATAGTTTCGCTAGAAAGCCGGCGAAAAAGCAGCGTAACCCAGAAAGGTTGTGTAATTTCGGCCGAATGCCGTCAAAAAATTAGCGAAACTTTAAAAGGTCATGTTCAGTCAGCGGAAACGCGCCGAAAAAGGATTGAATCGATGAAGAAGTATTTCGCACACCGCAAACAGGCACAAGAGGGATAACGTGGCTGAAACCGTCGGGGTACTTATCATCGACCTGAAAGCGCAGGTCGCGCGCCTCGAGAAGGACATGAAGCGCACGGCCGGCGCGGTCGAGAAATCGTCGCGTCAAATGGAATCGGCCGCCGGGTTCGCGAAAAAGGCGCTGCTGGCGCTGGCCTCGGTCATCGGCCTGAACCAGTTGAAGAACCTGGTGGCGAATTCGTTCCAGGCCGTGGACGCGGTGGCGAAGCTGTCCGACCGCCTCGGCATCGCCACCGAGAAGATGTCCGGGCTGCAGCACGCGGCGGATCTCGCCGGCGTCAGCAACGAAACGCTGAACACCGGGCTGCGCACGATGCTGAAAAACGTCGGCGAGGCGGCGCAGGGGTTCGGCGAGGGCGCGCGCGCGTTCGACGTGCTCGGCCTGTCGGCGCAGAAGCTCTCGGCGCTGGCGCCGGACCTGCAGTTGCAGAAGATCCTCGACGCGTTGGCGGGGGTGGAGAACGTCACGCTGCGCAACGCCACCGCGTCGCAGATCTTCGGCGTGCGCGCCAGCGAGATGCTGAACCTGATCGCTGACGGCGCCGGCGGCGTGCGCCGCG